GAAATACTAAACTCGGATGAGTGGCTTGGCGCAGGTGACTGCGTTGAAATTGCCAAAGGCAAGAACAAACTACCCGAAGGATGGAACGAATATATTAAGCTACAATGGCGGCAGTTGAAATAATTGAGATTAAAGGGGATGCTACATCCGCTATCGCTGCGCTTAAAGCCGTAGGGATAGAGGCCGACAAGACACAGGCAAAAGCCAAAGAGAGCAACGATGCCATCAAAGATGGCCTTGAGGCACTTGACAAGCGCACAGGCGGAGCCGTCTCAGCATTCAAGAGCTTACAGAGTGGTATTGGTGGTGCGGTAAAGTCCTTTGGTACACTCAAAGGAGCAATCATTGCTACGGGTTTAGGTGCGCTGCTTGTCGCAGTAACATCGCTTGTCACTTACTTTAAGAACACCGAGCGTGGTGGTGATGCATTAGCGGTTGTTCTTGGCGCACTTGGCGCAGTCGTTGGCAAACTGACGGATGTACTCGTTAAACTTGGAGAAGCATTATTTAAGACCTTCAGCGACCCGAAGCAAGCATTGATTGACTTTGGCAACGCCCTCAAAGAAAACATTTTTAACCGAGTTGAAGGTTTGCTTGAGCTGCTTCCTGCTTTGGGTAAAGCAATCAGTCTTGCGTTAAAGGGTGAGTTCTCCGCAGCAGCGAAGACCGCTGCCGATGCAGCAGGCAAGGTTGCGCTTGGAGTTGAGAACGTCACCGACAAGGTTGCAGGTGCAGTCAATGCAATCGGTGAACTCGGCAAGTCAGCAATAGCAGCAGCCAAAGAGGGAGCAAGAGTCGCAGGATTATTAAATGACGTAGAAGATGCAGAACGTGCGCTAATCGTACAACGTGCAAAGGCCAACAAGCAGATAGCGGAGGCACGATTCATTGCTGATGACCTAACCAAAAGCACAGAAGAACGTATCGCTGCGGTAGAGAAAGCAGGAGCGTTAGAAGAAGAAGTGGCGGCAAAAGAAGTAGCAAACCAAAAGTTGAGGCTTTCAGCTCTTAAAGCGCAGTCAAGAATATCGGAGGTAAACGAGGAGCAGTTGGTAGCCATTGCAGAGGCAGAGGCTCGTGTTTTGGAGTTAGAGCAGGCGAGCATCGCTCGCAAGCGCAGGCTTGGTACTGAAGTAAAGGGATTAAGGGCAGAGGAGAAAGCAGCAGCCGATGAGAAGATAAAAGCCGAAGAAGCCTTTGCAGCATTGCAGGAGAAGGCATTATCAGACTTTGATTTGCAGCAGAGCGCATCATTGGATAAGGCATACGAGATGCTACTCACCGACCAACAACGTGAGATAAACGCAGTTCGTGATAAGTACTTTGCCTTGCTTCAGTTGGATGAATTGTCGGCAGAGCAGAGGATTGCTCTTGAGGAGAAGCAGTCAGCAGAGATTGTTGCTATCACAAAAAAGACAACGGATGCTCAAACGGCATTGGAGAAGGCGGCACAAGATGCAAAGGCCGCAATGGTTAATCAATCCATTGATGCGGTACAGGGTGCGCTTGGTGCATTATTCAAGAATAGCAAAGCCGTAGCATCAGCAAATGTGCTTATAGATGCAGCGCAAGCAGCAGTCGGAATCTTCAAGAATAGCACCTCCCTACCCGAACCATTTGGCTCTATCAATCGTGGTATTCAGTTGGCAGCACTTGCAGCAACAACCGTTGCATCAATTCGTGACATTAACCGAGCGCAGCCTACGGGAGGCGGCTCAACGCCATCAACACCTACATCTACCCCTACTGCGCCATCACAACCACCGCAGTTTAACATCGTAGGACAGGGTGGTGTGAACCAACTTGCACAGAGCATAGGAGGTCAGTTCAGCCAACCCATCCGTGCATACGTTGTGGGTGGTGACGTAACGACCTCGCAACAACTACAACGCCAAAGAGTAAGAACCGCAACATTCGGATGATGAAACTAATTGAACTTATACTTGATGAAACGATGCTCCTCACGGGCATTGATGCAATATCCCTTGTAGAATATCCTGCGATTGAGGAGGATTTCATTGCGCTGAACTCACAACGTGTGGAGTTCGCTACGCAGAGCGATGAGAAGCGCATCCTTATGGGAGCAGCACTCGTACCCAACAAACCCATCTACCGAGCCGAAGGGCAAGAGGAGTTCTACGTTTACTTCAGCGAAGCAACCATTCGCAAAGCAAGCGAGATGTTCTTTCAGAAGTCCAAGCAGAACAACGCTACGCTTGAACACGAGGTAGGCATCAACGGCCTTACGGTTGTAGAGTCTTGGATTATAGAAGATGAGGTACACGACAAGAGCAAGAAGTACGGCTTTGATTTGCCCGTAGGCACTTGGATGGTATCTATGAAAGTCAACAACCCCGAGATTTGGACAAACTTTGTCAAGACAGGAAAGGTCAAAGGATTCTCTATTGAGGGGTACTTCGTGGACAAGCTAAACCTTGCCAAGCAAGAGATGGCACACCTTGAGGAGCAGGAAGCAGCGTTGATGCTTGCACAGATTGTCGCTATCATAAAAAGGGATGGTCGTAAGAAGTCGGGAACACGCACCGAGATGGCCTCGTATTCTGACTACCCTGATGCGGTAAAGAACAACGCCAAGCGTGGCATTGAACTAAACGAGAAGAACGGCAACAAGTGCGCTACTCCTGTTGGTAAGGTAAGGGCGCAGCAGCTCGCACAAGGCAAGCCTGTAAGCGTAGAGACCATTACACGGATGTACTCGTACCTATCAAGAGCCGAAGAATACTACGATGAGAACGACACGCAAGCCTGCGGCACAATATCGTTCCTGCTATGGGGTGGTCTTGCAGGCAAGAGGTGGGCAGAATCCAAACTAAAAGAACTTGGCAATGTATAGACCCATGAAACTTCCCGTTGCATCACCGAGAGGTGGCAATCGTGGATGCTTATGCAAAGACAACACCTACAAGTCCACCTGCTGCGATGGCTCATTGCAAGCGCAAGGGATAGGCTCGTTAGTAGGTCAAGGCATAAGCGTTAGGATAAGAGGCGAGGAGTGGCAGACCATCAACACCCGATGGGAGTCCACAAATACGCTATGGCAAGACCTTTAAAAATGTTACAAATAATCAAAACCCCTTTAATTAGTTAGATATGAAAGCAAACAATATCCTAAACCGCATCCTTGCCGAACTGTCCTCCATCCGTGAGGTTAAGTTCGAGCAAATGAACCTTGAGAACGGAGCCGTTCTTGAGGCAGAATCATTTGAAGCAGGTAACGAAGTCTTTGTCGTAAGTGGCGATGACCGAGTTGCTGCTCCGATTGGCGAACACCTCCTTGAGGATGGCCGTATTTTGGTCATTACCGAAGAAGGCCTAATCGCTGAAATTAAAGAAGCTGCTACCGAAGTAGAGGTAGAAGTTGAAGCCCCCGAAGCAGAGGTAGAACTCGCAGAGGTAGAGGTAAAAGAAGAAGCCCCTGCGGTAGTTGCAATCATCGAGAAGGTTCTCGAGGAGATTTCAATGATGCGCAAGGAGATGAAAGTAATGCGTGATGAGATGGGCGGATACGCCAAGAAGGAGGAGATGGCTGCGGTTAAAGCAGAACTATCTGCCGCACCTGCTGCGAAAGCCATCAAACACAATCCCGAAACAAAGCAAGTCCAAAAGATGAGTGCCAACCGCCCCGAACGGACGATTGACCGAGTCCTTGCACGAATCAATAAATAATAAATATAAAAAATGGCAACTGTAACTTCAATTACTACAAACTACGCAGGAGCGTTTGCAAGCAAGTATATCTCTGCTGCACTTCTTTCTGCTAACACGCTTGACAAAGGTCTCATCGAGATTCTTCCAAACGTAAACTACCGCACCACCCTTCAGAAGGTGAACACTAACGACATCGTAAAAGATGCAACTTGTGATTTTGATGCAACTTCTACCTTGACTTTGACCGACCGCATCCTTGAGGTTGAGCCATTCCAAGTGAACTTGCAGCTTTGCAAAAAGGACTACTACGATTCTTGGATTGGTGGTCAGATGGGCTTCTCTGCCTACGATAGCATCCCTGCTTCTTTCGCTGACTTCCTTATCGCTCACGTTGCTTCAAAGACTGCCCAAAAGATTGAGCAGAACATTTGGAACGGAAACGCTGCAAGCGCAGGTGAGTTTAGCGGCTTCCTTTCTTTGATGACTGCTGACTCTGACGTTATTGACGTAACCGCTACAACCGTAACTGCTGCAAACGTAATCACCGAGCTTGGTAAAGTTGCTGATGCTATCCCTTCTGCCCTTTACGGAAAAGAAGACCTGCAAATCTTTGTCCCACAAAACGTAGCGAAGGCTTATGTACGCGCTCTTGGTGGATTCGGAACTTCAGGTCTTGGAGCCAACGGTGTTGACAACAAAGGCACAATGTGGTATGGTCAAGGAGATTTGTTCTTTGACGGCATCAAGGTTGTTATGTGTAACGGTCTTCCTTCTAACAAGATGGTCGCTGCTCAAGCAAGCAATATGTTCTTCGGAACAGGTCTTTTGAACGAGCGCAACGAAGTTCGTGTACTTGATATGGCTGACCTTGACGGTTCAGACAACATCCGCGTAATCCTTCGCTTCTTCGCAGGAGTTCAGTACGGAATCGGAGCTGACGTAGTCCTTTACTCTTAATCCGAGTTAATGTAAATCAAGAGGGGGCTTGGGCTATGTCCTCGCCCTCTTTTTTAATTCTAATAAAACAAAGAAACAATGGCTTGTGATTTAACAAAAGGCAGGGCGGTACCCTGTAAAGACGTAGTAGGTGGCATTTATGCCGTGTACTTTGTAGACTTCGGTGACTTGGGTACGGTAACCCTCACCAACGATGAGATTACCAATATCAGCGGAACTTTCTCTGCTTACCAATATCTTGTAAAAGGCAATAGCTCTTTTGAGCAAACCTTTAACTCAAGCCGTGAGAATGGTACTACCTTCTTCACGCAAACTTTGAATTTGACGTTGACCAAACTGACAAAGGAGGACAACAAAGAATTGAAGTTGCTTGCTTATGGAAGGCCTTATGTTGTGGTACAAGACTACAACGGCAACGCCTTTATGATGGGTCTGAACTACGGAGCCGAAGTAACGGGTGGAACGATTGTAACAGGAGCTGCTATGGGTGACCTATCGGGCTACACTTTGACAATGGAGGGACAGGAG